AAACTGCAACTGCGTAGCCGTGCTCAGCAACGGTGATGGCAATCTGCTCAGCCGTCAGAGCGTTCGTAGTCATACGAACACCTTCGGTGAGGGGTGTCGGGTCAACCGAGAAGTTCTTGTAACGCAGGAAGTTCACGCGGAGACCGGGGGCAACACCAAGTTCCGTCTTCTTTACAGCGAACTGCTCGAAGCGGAGGATGGGCATTGCCTGGAACAGGATTTCCTTGGACCAAATGGTCTGGATTGCCTGTGAGAGCTGGCTATTGGAGCCAGAGTAAGCGGTAGGAGCAGAAGCAAGCTGCCCAGAACCGGTAATGGCAGAAGCCATAATTTTCTCCTTAAAAGAGGGTTAGGGGGTTATGAACTAACCGAACAATCCCTGACCGCGATTGGTACCTGCTGAACCGAGCAACTTGGCGCGGTTCTTTGCGTAATCAGATAGTGACATGTTCCTGAGGTCATCAGGAGATACCGAAATTTGGTCCGAATCATTATCGAGGGGTCCGTTTGCCGGAGACGTAATACGTGCTCCGACCATTTCCTTGCGAGTCTGCTGTGTTGCTTGAGTAGCAGACTCAAAAATTCGAGTTGACTTGTCCTTAAGCTGAGAAACACTCTGCTCAATTTCTTCAGGGGTGTTACCCTGAATAAGGTCAATCAGCTCTGGAAGAATATTTTCGCGTTCCTGTTCTACACGCTGTTGGCGGTAAGCCGTCAGCTCCTGGTATTCGCGCTCACGCTCAAGAAGGGCAAAAGCAGACTCACGCTCAGCACGCTCACGTTCGAGCTGTGCATTAAACTCGTCTTCCTTAACCTTCAAAAGCTCTTTGAAGGACATTTCTTGCTCAGCTTCTTCGGCTTTCTTCTTAGCCGCTTCAGCTTCTCGTGCAGCACGCTGTGCCTTACGTTCGTTTTCCTTTGCAATTTGCTCTTCGCGCTCTTTCTTGAGAACGTTGAGCTCCTCTTTCATCTTCTCCATAGAAGAGTAGAGCTTATCCTTTTCCTGTGCACGCGCCTTCTGAATATCTTCGGCGGTATACTGGGGGGTAGGCAATACGTCCTCGGCAAGCTGAACGGGGGGTGCTGTGATGGGGTCGGCTGCTTCTGCAACCTCTGTGTTGATTTCCGACATGAAGTCTCCTTTTGTTCTCTTGGTCGTTTTCCGAATTAATGACACATGACCTTGTCTGTATAGAGCCAAACTACCTACTGAGTAGATAACTGTCTCTATAAACTATGATTTCAGGTAATTATTTAGTTGTCCCTGTCAACTGCTCTACGAGATGGAAGCTTTGTTCCATACGCGTCAGTGACAAGCTTGTTTCGGATGGCTTGCTCGCCCTGCAACTCCGCCGTATTGGCGTTCAAGTTGGGGTCGCCATTGGCTTCTTCACCGGGAGGGCCAAGAACACCATCTCCTAAGACATCTCCATTGCCTGTTAGCATGGGGTCCATAGGAGTAGCAGAGCCATCAGGACCGACCATCATTCCGGTCATGTCCATGATTTCTTTCTGTATTTGAACCTTAATGAGGTTCATCGCACCCTCAGCTTGAGCGTCATCGACAAGCTCGGAGCGGATTTCTTGCAGTTTTTCCTCGGGGAATTCTTCGCCCAAGGCACGGAGTGCGCCCTCCTTTGACTCCAGTCCCATTCCCATCTTCTGCTGAATCTCGTTGAGCAAGACTAGCTTGTCGAGCGGGAGAGGCTGGGGAAAGTGTGCATAAGTCTGGTACGTAAGCGGGTCATTGGGGTCCAACTGGTCAAGCTGGTCAGGCTTAATTGGGCCATCTGTATCTGCATTGTAGATAAATGTTTCAGGCTCTTTGATAGCCAGGTTGAGCATAATAATTTCATTAATCTTCTCCAGTCCAGCGCCATACTGAGCTGTTTTCTGTGCCCAGCGGTTCATCAAAGGCTGGTACTGAATAGAGAGGGCCACACCAGAGGTGTTTGAAATAGGCTGAACTTGACCCAGAGCGGTTTCAGGGATGTTCATTAGTTCGTGCATAGAAGTCTTCAGCATCGCCATGTACTGCATAGCGCCAGCAAGACCGGCAGAACCGCCTTCAAGGTTGAATACCTGCGAGTCCTTGGGCAAACCACCCCAGACCTTCTTAGCACCTTTTTCAAGGTTAGAAGCTTTAGCCCCAACAATTACCGTGACTGGAGCAGCGTGATAGTTGATGATGTCGGCAACGTCAGTGGCTATTTCGTTGTACGACCGATTAAGCGTGATAATGTCGTGGGCGTCGGAGAGTCCCCACGGTGAGCCAGAAACAGGGATATTCGGGATGTGTACGACGGGAATTTCACCGAGCGGGTTAGGCCGCGAATCAATGAGCTCGTCGTTAATGTACTCTTCAATGATGTCATCAGTCAGAATCTCCGTGTAAGTAAAAACTTGACGGGTTCCCTCAAGTGAGGTTCCCCAAAAACGATACTTTTGCTTAAATCGTAATAGGCGGCTTCGGTCGTGGGGGTGAAACTCAGGGAAACAAAAAGCACTGTTCAATGGTAGGATGCGAACGCGGCCTGGATGTGCGCGACCAATAGAGTCGGTCCACGGCTCTTCATAAGCAATCTTTACAAAGCAGTCGCCTGTAATAGCGCCAATCTGAGACATCTCGAATAAGACGCGAATCTTATCGTTGTCAATTTCCCAAACGCGCTCAAGACGGTCAGGAATAATGGCTTCTGTGGCCTTTGGGCTACGAAACTGGACGCCCTTACCAAATACAAAGCGAGTCAAGAAGTCAATAAAGGCACGGTAGTAATTAAAAGAGACTTGAGTCTCACCCTGCTCACGTCGGTAGCCCCAGTGGTGTCCGAGGTACATAGCCCAGTTGAGCGAGTAACGGTTTAGACGAGGCCCGTGAACCTCAAACTCTTCATCAGCAAGTTCTACAAGCCCCAGAGGCGAGATGCTGATAGTTAGGTCAGAAGACGCCGCCCTATAACTGGGTGGTGAAAAATCTGCAAATGACATTACTTATCGCCCTTTTTGTCTTTATCGTGGTGCTTGCCCTTAGAACGCCTAGCTAGAAGCTTTTCGTGACGCTCACGAAGGTACTTTCTACGCATAATTTCTGCTGTACGAGTCTCTTCGCTTACCTCTTTAAACTGCCCGCCCTTGCGTTCGTACTCTGCGTGTACCCAGTGGCTTGCTCCCGGTGAAGGGTACGTAGAAAACCGAGCCTTGGCTTGGATGATAACCATATTCCAAAGACTAGTGTTTACAGGTATCTGATGTGGCATCCCTACTCCTCAATCAACCAAGGGGTTCCGCCCCTACCTTAGTAGAGAAACGGAACCCCGACAGGTTGAACTAGTCGTTTACGACGGTCGGGTTGAGGCGCTGAGTGCGAGCACCCGAGCGAGCAACGACCTCTACGGTCTGCTCTGCGTAGTTCGAGAACGAACCATGAGCAAACTCAGCGAGGAACGTCGGAGCCTCAATCCAGGAGCAAGAACCAACGTGTGCACGCTCCATGAGCGTCTCAGCAGCGGGCTTCTGCCACACAGGGGCGTTGCGGTTCGGACGACCAGGAGCAGCAGCAAAGCCGCTCATGATGCCCTTCTGGAAGTCGTTGGGGACATCCGTGTCCGTGGCAATTCCCTCTTCAAAACGGAGGGGTCCACGACGCTCGGCGTTGTCTGCAAGCTTACGCTCGTAGACGTTGGGCGAACGCTCAGGGAAAGCGGGGGCGGGTCCAATACCCATAAGTAACTCCTTAGTATGTTGAAATGCGCATTTCATTACTAGTTTCTCGCGTTTTCTATACTAAGTATTGCCAAACTCAAAATACCTAGAAGAATGACGAACTAGAGACTTCCACTTCCGGCATTACCAAGTCAACTGTCATTGAGCAACAAATAGCTAAAGAGTCCACATAGTCGTCGTGTGCGTAGGCTTCGTCAGGAGCTGAGACCATAAAATTAGCGCCCTTGTAAACAATTTCCGCATCCGTCATTTGTTGGACAAATCTCTTCCACACACGAAGTCGGCGGGTTTTGGCATGGGCAGGAAACCCTAACATACGTCTTTGGATGAGAGCTTGTAGATGTTTAAACCGTTTGGACTGCTCAGTAGGACTAGAGGTAAGAGGGATTACCTCGGCACGAGGCATAAGAATCTTCAAACGTTGGGCTACTGCGTCACCAACACCGTTAGCATCTACACCAATGGCAAGGACATCGTAGTTACTCAAGAAGTTGACGATTTGGAAGTACTGTTCCTCCCAATCGTCTCCTTGAATTTCTAGCCAGTTTAAGACTCTGTGTTCAAAATAACCGAACTCATCTGGCCTATCCCAGTCAACCCAGACGACGGTAACAATAGTGGAGTCCATCTTACGGGCGGGGTCAATCCCCACAACCACGGGCGTCTTGTGCCATACCTTGACGATTTCCTGGCTTGTATCTCCAAGTTCATCCATGACAGACTGCGTGACGAACATTCCTCTTTCAAGGAGCCACTTGCAGTTGTAAGACATCTGGAACTCATCAGAGTCTTCGCCAATGCGAAGCTTCTCTTTGCTAATGAACTTAGCGTAATTGTCATTGACTTTAGCAACGTCTCTCCAATCCCACTGGTAATGGTTTTGTCTTGCTCCGCGCCCCGTCGCCCGTCTTTTATTCAACTGAATTGACCTATAAAAGTTGTTCTTGCTAGTTGTAGGTGTACCCGTTTTAATCATGGTACCTGCGTAATAAGCAAGCATTGGAGAGATAGACTTTGCCACCATGAAGTCATCCGCTTCTTGGCACTCATCGATAACTGCAACGTGAAACGACTTAGACTCAATCTTGGCTTTGGGGTTAGCCGTCATCATGGTCAGTGTAGACCCTGACCGCTTTAGGCGAATCATTTTGGTAACGCCACCCACACGGGCAGCACTGTCGTCAATCTCTGGGTCTCCCAAAACCTCAAGAGCACGTTCTGAGGTGAGTCTTGTGACTGTACGACTGAACAAGGTTTCGGCCTGGGATTCTGTGGGAGCAAACATGCCTACCCATAATCCGTCTTTAAACTTGCTCAACAATTCGGGGTAAATCTTTGCCAGCAGGGGCAAGATGACCATAAGAGTAGCAAGAGTGTCGGAAACAGTCTCGGTCTTTCCAGACTGACGAGACGCGAGTGCAGTAACCTCTTCACCATCGTTAATGATGATGGACTCAATGATTCTTCGAGCCAATGGTTTCTGGTAGACGTGCAGGTCGTGTCCAACCAACACAACCATAAAACTCATGATTTTTTCTACCAAGCTATTTACGAAGTCCTGGCTAAGTTCGTCTAGTTCCTCAAACCCTTCTTCAAGGTTTTCGGGCTCATGGTCTTCTTGGTAAAACTCAGGAGTTATCTCTTCAAATTTGTTCTCAGTATCAAAGGCCACTGGCAGCCCGTCTCTTTAATTCTTGAGTGATGGCGTACAGCGCTTCTGCGCCCAAGTCGGCTTCATCTAACAAGAAGGCTTCGCGCGTGCGCTGCCAGCCGGTAATCTCTTTGCCAATAACAAACAGGGAGTTCTCAGCCCAAGTCACCAGTTCTGGAGTAGATATCGTACCAACCCTCTTCTGAATCTTGGTCTGGGGCTGGTATCCATCCTTTTTCTTCTTGAAAATCGTCATCTGTAAGTACCCGTCCTTGTATTGCGGTTTCTAATGCGGACTCTTCGTCTAGAGTCCCTGTCCACTTACCGTATACTAACGCCTTATTTCCTGGAAGACGCAGTATAACCGGTGCGGCAGTCCTAAACGGCGGCTCAATCTCTTGCGTCCAACCACGAACGACAAACTTCCAGCCCCATTCAACACGATAGTTTTTTAGTAATTGAGTGAACCGAGTTTTTCCGATGTTGTGTACCTCTGGCATTTATCGCTTTCGTTTTTTGTCTGCCGGATTCCCAGCTTGTGGGTTTGCCTTTGTCTGCCGACGCGCAACCATTTCTGGATTGCCACGTTGTGGCTTAGGCTGACGATACAGCTGTTGTGCGCGAGATACGCGGTAAAGCTGTTCTTGAATAGCGGGAGGGATGTCCTCAGGAGACGCTACCCCTCGGGGTTTTCCAATAAACAAGCCATCCATTTTTTGTTTTCCATTTCTAAACCCACGGTTTAGCCAAGGCTTTCCCTTGGAGAATGACGCTGAAAAAGCTTCCCACTCTCCCGGATTAACCTGGTAATAGTTATAGAACGTTCCATCACGAAAAACTACCGTCATAGTTTTTGACTGTGGGTCATACCCAGCAGCTACTGTCCTAGGACGAGCGTAGTCAGTAGAGGATGTAGGAACATCCGTCAGAATAACTGAAGCAGTAGGCTCTGACACTTGCTCATTTTGATTGAGCACATAGGGGTCAGTTTGAGGGTCGTAGTAAGGAGCCTCTTGATAGTTGGCGCTTAGTTGGTTGTACTTGTCGTAACCTCTGTTAGCTCCAATGGACCTAACATCTTTTACAAATGGCGAAAGAGGTCCCATCTCACTGCGAGCAGGAAACTGCCCACCGAGAGGGACCCCTTCGTTAGCCATATTACTAGGAGACTAAGCAGCCCAAGGCGTGATGGTGATAGCTGCGCCGACTGCAATTGAGTCTGCACCAGCAGCGACCGACTGAGCCTTGATGGTTGCAGCAGCACCCTTAAGCTGAGTTCCGGGCGTGATAGCTCCCGTGTTAGCAACGGTCCAGCCAGTACCCGAGATAACGAGAGTGCTTCCTGAGCCGCCAGTAACTGTCCAAGTACCAACGAGTGCTGCGGGGATACCCGTACCAGCCGTAATGGTGACCTTGGTGCCAACCGCCCACGTACTCGTTCCACCAGCAACGGTGACCGTTGCAGCAGTAGTCGTCGTGACGTTAATCTGGGTGGGCTGCGTAGCGGTGTTAGTTGCACCAGCAGCTGTGGTAACCGTAAGTCCATCATCCGTAAGGATGCGGCTTGCAAGTGCTGTAGCCACGCCAAGAACGCTAGGAACTACGATGTAGCCAGCACCTTCAGCACCGGCAGTGTTCTCGGTGTACAGCGGGTAGCCATTCCAGCCTTGGTAGGCAATTTCGTGGCTGTCGAGAGTGGCGTCAAGAAGTGCGCCGCCATTTTCAAGTCGTTCGTCGTTCGGTGCGAGCGGAAGGTTGCCCCACACGAAGTCTACGGCTACGTTACCTGCGTCATCGAGCAGGTTTCCGTTTTCATTTACTGCCATGGTTTATATCTTTCTCTAGAGAGTGGATTGTCCCCTACGCGTCGGGGAGAAGCTCGTCTTCCTCATCACAGTTGTGGTCAGAAAGCTCTGCCTCATATAAAATCGTCCCACAATCCTTGCAACGAAACAGCCTAACGTCGTCAAGAGCTTCGTGAAGAGAGTCCCCTTGAGAGTCATCATTGTAAACTTTTGGTTGCGCCAGTACTTCTGGGGGGAAAGGACCCCTCGGGGCATGGGCAGTCTTAGGAATAGCGTGCCCCTGGATGGCAAACTTACGGATAACAGGCATACCCTCATATAAGCACAAAGCCCTCCAAAAGGAGGGCTAAGGCGTGATGAGACTAACTTACTGGCAACTATCGCACTGAAGGAGGTCCATCGGGTCAATCGCAACGGAATAACCGTTTACGTTGTCTGTTTCGTTCATTTGATGGATATCTCCTTAGGGTGTGGGCTCCTCTGCGGGAGCAGTTGCCTCTTCAGCGGTCGCGTCAGAGGTGGTCTTTTTCTTTGATGATTTAGCTGTAGGAGCCTCGACATCGGGCTCAACGACAGAGGCTACATCCTGGGCTGGAATAAGTGTGTGCTTGTAGTCTGGACGCATCAAAAATCCCGGAAGGTGCGCGTTGCAATACAAGATAGGAACCCCAGCACCTACGTAGGCAATATCTGCATCGGTTTCACAGTTAGAACATTTTTGCATGGGGGTCTCCTTTAGAGTCGTTTAGACACTACTGCAATTACGCAGTAATAGTGGGGTAAAGTTACCTGGCGGTAGGGGGCTTGCGGGGAGTTGGGGGCTTTTTAGCCGTAGTTTTTTGAGCAGCGGTAGCGGTAGGAGCTGCCCTACGAGTAGTCGCTTTTGGTGTCGGCGCAGGTTTGCGCAGCATACCGCTTCCAGTAGCGTTACCAGTAGTTATCGCAGCATTTTTACCGGGTTCAAACTTCTCAGCTACCTTAGTGAAATTGCGAACATCGGCTCTACCTTTAGACAAAGTATTTTTGTGCTCAGTGTTCATTTCATTAATCCGCAAACCACTACCCGCTGCCTCAGTTTTACGGGTTTGTTTGGCAACGGTCTTTGCTGTCTTTCGCTCTTGTTGTCCACCAACTTTAATTTCGCCAGTTCTTAGACGGGACTGAAGTTTTGATAGGTTTGCACTGCTTTCATAACGGATACCCTCACGCCATGCAAAGTCTACGTTATTCCGCTCACGGTCTGCTTGACGCCCTTTTCTTTCAGCGATGTCTCGAATTGCGCCCGCAATACCGCCACCGCCACCGCCCCTAGGCATAGCGCCACGCATGTTGGCGCTTGCTGCTCCCTCATTAACCTGGAACCCTCCCTGACCGCCAGCGTTCATTGGGTTACCACTACCTAGAGGGTTGCTACCTGCGTCAGCCATTAGTTATCCTTTGGTTTTTCATTAAGCTTGCTTTCGATGCGCGTCATGCGTTCGTCGCCTTTTTTAAGTCGGTCTTCAATTCGACTCATTTGCTCATCGCTCTCCTCAAGTTTACCCTCGATACGGGCAATTGCGTCCTTCAAAGTAGAGCCAGAATTCTTTTTAAACTCGCCATCAATATCGTTCAAGCGCTCCATAACACCAGGGGCATGGTCACGCCCCGGCTCAGCATCTTCGCCCTTCCAATCCCGCATGAAGTCATCCCATCCATCACTAAACTTCTTAAATTTTCGAGCCATAGGAAATACCACCGCCGAAAGAACCGCTATCACACAGCTCGTAATAACTGCAATAGAAGTGAGTATGCTTAAGTCGATTGATATCATGACTAAGTCTTCCCAATGGTAGTCGTTAAAAGGGGATGTTTAACGCATTCCGTATTTACGGCGTGCGTACAAAGAGCGCCACAGTTCAATAGAGCCTGTGCGACCATTGTCGTGTTCACCGTTCATGCCGCGACCCGGAGTGTTGTACGTCATAACAGAAGGCTTTTCAATTGCCTTTGGGTACACATATGAGAATGCTTGTTGGCTAAGAACGCGGTTTGGAGACCCGTTATTAGGAGCCAAAGGCTTCCTAGGAGTCATGTAAACCATAGTTCTATGATGACAAAGAAACGGTAAATAAACCGGCTCAGTTAGCGCCAATTCCTGAAGCACCCGAGTTTACCCCTGACGTATCAGCCCCCGCCTCAGAGATAGCTCCAGCCATCTTTGAGTCGGCGTCAGGCTGAGCTTGCTCACTCCACTGCGCAGCGGTAGTAACTCCGTTAAACATTGCCGTGCTGCCCATGTACGTGGGGTATCCGTACCACCAGTAACCGGCACCACTAAATCCGCGCTCAGGAATTTGATTTCCGTACTTCCGCATTTCCTGCTCTAATGCAAGATTAAACTGGTTGACAGAAATAGGTGCCGTCACTCGGAGTCCTCAATCTCTAGGTCTTCATCGTCCCAGATATCGCTATCCCAGTACTCGTCCTCATCCCACTCGTCGTCGCCAATGACGTCGTCAAGTTCCTCAGGAAGTTCTTTCTCCGTCACTAGCCGCTCATTCCGCTACTAGCCGGAGCTCCTGCCGTGTGTCCAGCAAACTGATTTTGAGAGTCTGAGATGTCCAAAGCTTTTGGTCCTTCCCAGTGGGAAGTTTCTTCCATAGCCCCAGAGTTAGCTCTTGCAGTCTCGTTGCCGTCGTAAAAGTTTTCGTTGTGCCCTTGGGACATGAACATGCCATCGGGACCAGTAATAGTTGCCATGTATTTATTGTGACAGAAACAAAAAAGAAAAGACCTCCTAAGAGGTCTCTTCTCCATACTCATCCCACCGACTCATAAGAGTGGCAATGATGTCTTGGACTTGTTTTGGTGGGCTCTTGATTTGCTTTAGCAACATTAGAACGTCGTATAGCTCATCTTTGCGCCCACGCATTGCGGCGTCCTGCATCATAGAGTCAAGGCTAATTACGTTAGGATTGCGTTCTTTATCTACAGAAACTTCGTGAAAGTCTTGCCAAATTTCAGGGAAAAAACTACTCATAAGATACCCTCCTATTTAGAATACTTCGCCATCTTAGCGACAAAATTGTCCCGTGCTGTTAGAACGTACTGTTCGAGTTCAGAATACCTTTTCTTGGCTTCTGTCTCAACAAGGGCAAACTGCTCTTCTGTCAACTCTTCTTTCTTATCCCGAATGAGTTCCAGTGCGGAATCTATAGAAGTTTTTGCTTGAGCCGCTTGAATTTGAACTTTAGTCCATACTTTCTCTGCGTGCTCAATATTCTTTAGACGACGCTTCTCTTGGTTTTTACCAGACATAATTAACCCACCAATACTGAAAACGAACTTGGGCAGTTCCACTCATAGAACGCTTGCGTAGATAGGCTATCAGAAGGTTCGATAAGAACGCTATCACCTTGAGGCGTTACGTTCAGAACAATCATTCCGCTATAACTATTTGCAGCAACTTCCCAATAGCCTAACCCCTGGACTGCATTTGGGTCCCACAACTGCCAGTTTGATTTAGCGGTAACACTTGAGTGTGCTTGGCAATAGGTCGTAATGCCCGTAACTACAGCGTCCAGTACCGTACTGGCTGTTGGCATAGGAATATCTGGCTCAACAGGGGTTTCGATAGGGGTAGGGGTAGGAACGGGCGTTTCTGTCGGCACAGGGGTCGGCTCTTCAGTTGCCGTGGGTATGGGAGTTTCTGTTTGTGTAGGGAGCTCTGCGTTAGCCGTAGTAAACGTTGATGCAAAAAAGAACCCTGCGCTAATAAAAACCGTTGTCCCTAAAGCAAATGCCGTTGACTTTTTCATGTTGCATAGACTAGCACAGCGTTTGCTGATAATGTCAAACTATGGACGCAACCACACTTCTTGGGGTCATTGGTTCTCTGTTTATTGGTATTGCTATCGGTGTTTCTGTTTGGAAACACAAACACGATAATCACGATAAGTAAGTAATCTCTGCTATCCTTTTGATGGCAATACCAACCATCTACCAAAAGGAATAAACATGTCTGAAATTGACGAGACCGTAGAGGTCGAAGCAGAAGAGGTCGAGGCTGAAGAGGTCGAGGCTGAAGAGGTCGAGGCTGAAGAGGTCGAAGCTGACGAAGACGCCGACGAGGCTGACTCGGAGTAACTACTTCAAGAATAAGGGAGACTTAATTGTCTCCCTTATTTTTTTGCTCCCCGACCTAGACTCGAACTAGGAACTTCGAAGTTAACAGCTTCGCACTCTGCCAATTGAGTTATCGAGGAATAACCCATCCTATCCGTAGCTCACGTCCCAATTTGCTACGGCAGGTGCTCTAACCACTCTAGGAACGAGTTGTTGGTCAACACTTTTCGGCGGGTTATACGTCTAGCCTACAGGTTATTAATTGGTTTTTTCTGCCCACGACGCGCCGCTCTCAGTGCGCACACCGCTGTGGCGCGGAGGAGTAACCCCTAAAGTTTTGGCGTGATTCCACAAGCCTGTGGCAATTCCCTTACGACGATGTTCTTTGTCAACGCTTACGTCTTCTACTCGCCCACTTTTTCTGTGCCATCGCAGATAGCCAACAACATCTCCCACAGTAGGGTCAAAAGCCTCTAGTTCATGGGATGTAGGGTGCGTATCCGTAAACTTGTACGAGATGCCGTTGAAGTCACCGTTATTGCGCCCCATTATTTACCAACCTTGGCTGCCCAAGCTTTACCCTCGTTTGTTTGTGTTGTGGGCTCAGAGTGCTCTGGGTTTAACCCTTGTTCTTTGGCGTATGCCCACATTCCGGAGGCAATACCTTTGCGCTGGTGCTCAGGGTTGACCATGACGTTGCGGACATTACGGCCCCGCCCTTTGCGCTCAAACCCAAGAAGCATGTGCCCCACAATTCCTTCTTCGGGGTGATTGGCGTGGATAAGAGCGCTCAACTTGTCAGCAGTGTGGCTGTACGTAACCCCGTGAAAGTCCGAGTTACTTCTACCCATTAGCGGGCACCCTCAAACTCTTGAAAATTACCGGGGTGTAGTTGAGACGGGAAGTAACCGCCCTCACCGGGCTCAACAAGACGAGTATCAAGGTGTAGGGGAGCGCCCTTTCCTTGCGCTTTATCTTGGGCTACTTCATCCCAGCCCCGTACAATCTTTACGGGAAGGTGGGTGACCCCGGCTCGAAGGGCGGCAGCAAGTCGGTGATGCCCTTCGCCTAATGTTGCCCACTTTTCTTTGTGGTTGTACATGAGGTATAGCGGCTCACGGATTGCCCCCACCCCGTCTGTACGCAAGTCCTCACTGATATTAGAGATGTTTTTTTCACTAGTACTACGCGCGTCTCTGCCCTCTCGGTCAAGGGTTCGGAACCTAGTCAACTGATGTACTGGAAGTAGCGCAACATCGCGCCCGTAACGATGCCCCGGCTCTTGTTCAAGCTCTGGAGAAGCCTGACGTTCCGTGAGCGCATGGTCAGACCAACGTGCTCCTTTATTGTAGTCAGCTAGTCCGTCTCCGTGGTATACCGGATAAGAACTGCCCCCAGCAAAGTCACCGTTATTGCGCCCCATTACACCCTCACAAGACGGCGCTTGATAGGGTCAAAAATCTTGGGACGCTTCTTGAAACCTTTACCGCAATTGCGGTTGTCGTTGCGTACCCCTGAGCCTTTGGATTTACGTGCCATAAGTCAATTGTGACTTATTTTGTGACCGCAGATGCGTTGGACTCATACGAGGTATTGGTGGCCTCAAAGAAGTTAACCAGCTGCAAAGTGTCGTTGGCAGCAGCCATCCACTTGGCAGGATTGCTGACGTTGTAGTGCGAACCAAAGCCCAGCTCCTCAAGACGACGGTCTGCCAAGTACTTGGTGTACTGGCTGGCGTAGTCAGCGTTGAGCCCAAGAATGCCGTGGGGGAATTGGTCGCGGTTGTACTCAATTTCCATGTCAACGGCGTCGAGAATCATCTGCTTAATTTCATCCGCAAACTCAGGCGTAACAATGTCGGGGTTCTCTTCCAGAATGGTCACAACAAGGTTGACACCAAACTTCAAGTGCAGGGACTCGTCACGGACAATCCAGTCAACGAGTGAGCCAAAGTTGCGCAGCAGGTTGCGCTGACGGAACGACAGGGCCACCATGAAGCCACTGTAGAACCAGATGCCCTCCATGATTACCGAGTAAGCCACCAAGTTGCGAACAAAATCCTGCTTGCCCTCTACGGTGTCAATGTCAAGCTTCTCTTCCGTCATGCGCGTGATGAACTTGACCTCAAAGTCTTCTTTTGCCTTAATTGAGGGAACAGCCACGTGCTGGGCGTAAATTGCCTCACGGTCTACAGGGAAGGTCTCCAACACGTACTCGAACGACATGCAGTGGTTGGCTTCTTCCCACATCTGCTTGGCGAGGTAGAGGTGGCACTCTGGGGCGCTCAAATAGGGGTAAACACCAAAGGCCAGAGCCTTGTTCACAATCAGCTCAGAAGGGTTAAAGAAGCTCATTAAGAAGGTAATGGCGTGCTGCTCGTCCTCAGACATGGTTTTGAAATCAGCGATGTCTTCGCCAAGCTGAATCTCATTCGGGAACCAAGTATTAGCTACTGCCTGGTCGTAAAGGTCCATCGCCCATTGATACTTGACAGGCTTCAAAAGCAGACCTTCTTGAATACCTTGACCTAGAATTCCCATTAAAATCTCTCCCTGTAGACATAGAAACCGCCCAAGAGCGGGCGGTTCCTCTAGTCTACCAAAAGCAGAAAGCCCCCCGGTCATAAACCGAGGGGCTTCCTTAATATTTTGCTACTTTTTGTTTCCCGCGTTGGCAATTGCCAAGGTTGTGAAGGGGACAGCAAGGTTTCCGACCACGGCACTGGCAACAATGAGCCAGATTGGGGCCTGGGTACCACTTGCCATTACAGCAACACCAAGGTTGCTAATGACGAGAGCAGCAAGACCGTACAGGGCGTAAGCAAGCTTGCGGCCCTTAGGGTTTGGGATGAGGATGCCGAGAGCGTCGGTTCCTGCGGTATTAGCGTCGGTGGGAAGAGGGGCGATGGTGGTCACGATAGGTTCCTTTACAGGGGTAGTTGGTTTTACGGGCTTTGGCTTTGTGGGGGTTGCTGGAGTAACTGGCTTTGCTGCCTGTTCCTTTGCAATTCTTTCAGATTCTGCTTTTGCGTCTGCTGCGGCTTTTGCATCTGCTGCTGCCTTATCTGCTGCTGCTTTTGCTTCTGCCTTGGCTTTTGCTTCCGCTTTAGCCTTGGCTTCGGCTTCGGCTGCTGCTTTGGCTGCTGCTGCTTTTGCGTTATTCATAGCGTTAATATCTTCGATTAGAGTTTGATAAAATCCAGCCCACGATAGTGGTCCAAGAACTCCATCAATCACACCGGGAGGAGCATAGTTGCCGTTTTTCTGACCATACTGTTGCATTCCACGGTAGGTCATCGGTCCTGGAACACCATCAACGGCACCAGAATAAAGATAGTTTTGCTGAAGAAGTGTTTGGATTCCTCGCCAAGTTTTTGGTCCAGTAACGCCGTCTACTGCGCCGTCATAAAGTCCAAGGTTGGCTAGATTCTGTTGCACTCCACGAATAGAGTCTGTAGTAGAAGAAGAAGCACTTCCACCGCTCCCGCCTTGAACATAGTCAAGAGGGTTTACGCGGACTCCGTCTGGAGCAATTAGGTGCCAGTGTACGTGGGGTCCGGTGCTATCTCCGGTGTTACCCGTGTAGCCGATGACCTGACCCTGAGAGTAGTTGCCCTCAGCCACAAAAGAGTTTAGGTGCAGGTACTCGTCAACAAACCCGTTTCCGTGGTGGAAACGAATCCAATTACCGCGTCCGTTGCCGGTGTCACCGCGGTTCTCTAGGCGACCAGCAATGGGGGCAAGGATGGGGGTGTTCATGCCGGTTGCATAGTCAACTCCGCCGCGCGAGCCGCGCGCGAGGTGGTCGTTCCACCCATCGCTGATGCGATACTGAGCAAGAGTGTTGATATAGCTCATACATCTCCAAAGTTAAAGAGCCCAAAATATTTGGACTCTTTAATTTTACCTGGGATAGCAGAGAACTACAGGATATCTTGGTATTTCCACCGTTTGTTAATGAAACTTACTGCCAACATTCCCGAAGTAGCGCGTTCTCCACGGCTATTGGAGAACCAAGACGAGCCGTTATCTGAGGCAGGTCCAACAAATACTGGGCGTCCATCACCCGACTCGTATACGCGGTAAGAGTGCCAATGCCCAGAAAAGAGCACATCAGCATCCCACGTAGGCATACGACCGTGGTCTTGACGTGCCCACCACTCACCGAGCTTGTCAGGACCAGAAGACTGGTGACCGTGAACAAGACCCACGTTAAGAGTGTCTAAATGAACGGTCATTGACTCCATGTGCGGTTCAGGCCACAAAACCGTCACATTGGGGAAGTTTCCAAACTCTTCAAGGGTGTGCGCAAGGGTCTTAGCGTTAGCAATGCCAAAATCGGCGTGAGAGTCCCCACCATCGGATTTGAGCCCTACCCTCCACCTGGAGTGGTTTGAGGGCACGTGGGCCACTACAAGGCTCTCTACGAGGGGTGCAATCATGGTGATGCCCTTTAAGTCAGACTTGTACATGGCAAGAATCTGATGGGGCAGGTCAAGGTCGTTGGTATCGCGCTGGCTGGACGTATTGCAGAAGTTTTCTACACCATCACCAGTCTTTGCAAACAGCACCTGACGAGGGCGATATTCCTTGACGTATTCGACAAATCCGCCATAAGAGGTCATGATTCGCTCTAGCGTCTGCTCGCTACCGCCATTGAAGTCTGTTTTACCCCACTGCTCGTCTGTAGGCTGAAGAACGCTGACATCGACAAGAAAGTCTTTTTTGGCAGGAATAAACGTAAAGTTCTCAATGAACTTGCTGGCCTTTTCGTAGTCAACTTTGTCGGCAAGTTTAATTACCTTGCCAAACTTAGGGGTTGCTGACATCTTGTTAGAAAACATGTCCAAGCCATAGGCAATGGACTTGATGCTGATGGTGTAGTCCGCAGGGTCATCCCCGCTTGCGCGAATCCACTCTCTAGCGTCATCAAGGGTAACAGGGCGGTCACGAATGGCCTCCACGGTGCGACTACCGTCAGAAGACTCGCTAGTGATTTCACGTGCGGTTCCTGCGGGAGACAGTGAGGCTGTTGGGTCTTCTTTGACGATGTTCAACTTTGCCCGGTGTTCTGTTACTGTAGTCTTACCAGTGCTCCATTTAGAAGCAACTTCACGGCTACTCAGGTTGGACTGTAGGTCGGCCCGGTAGTTCTCGTTGTCTAGCAATGACATGGGGAAGTTCCCTCCGTATTGGACACTCCAGTCAGGCTATCACGCTGAATTACATTCATGTGACTAACCTTCTACGGCGTGTTGAAACTCACGCTTCCTTTACGGGAACGTTATTTCTTCGGTATGCCGCAATCAAATTACGCCCAGACTCTGGGGCAACGATACCAAAAGCGCTACGCGCGTGCGTGCGCGCGAATACCGCGTTGTGCCCCTCTACTTCAGGAACTTTGAGGAATTGACGCCCCAACCGCTCCACAAGGTGGGATGCTTCGTGCGTAACAGTACCCACGTTCAGACGGTCACGACGGAAGTGCAAGATGCCTTCTGTGTCCATCCCGGCATGTAGATGCTCAGGCATGTCTACCTTGCGGGGGTTATACGCCCGAACTCCCTTACGTGCAGAGAACTGTGCTCTCAAGTCCTCGATTCCAGGCACGTTGTTGTGCATAGGGTGGTTGACAACTTCCTCTGTCAAGTCCCTTGCACCCGAAAGAGAAATCAGCTTTCCTGCGTGGGGGTCAGACGCTCGCCATTCTGATTCGGCTTTGTAAAGGCTCACGTTATCGGCTCATTCGTAAGGTAGAAGCGGTAGCAATTCGTGGGGTGAAATTGACTACGGGCTTTTCTTCGTACTCTGTTTCCCCGTATTCGTTATTAGTAACGTCTCTAATTTTAGACATTCCGGTCAGTCTAATCGGTGCTCCATGGCGTACCGTTTTTTCTTTCTCCGAATGGTCGTGTGTGTAGATACCTTTACCGCCATAAATAAGCTTATCTTTGCCGTTGTTTTGCAAATCGGCTACATCATTTGGGTGGACGTATCCTTCTACCACGTAACCAAAGTTATTTTTGGTAGGACTGCCAAACTTTGTTGCAAAAGATTGAGCAACATACTTTTCTGTAGTCCAATGGTGCCCAATATCGTTGAAGTCTATATCGGAAGAAGACTTTAATCTATAAGGCCATCCTGTATGAATTCCTCGGTATACCTTGGTGTACCCCAGAGCGTCAAGGTCGTCTTGCTCCGGGGCCATTCCAGGTAAGTAATTATGCAGCTGTTTGCTACTCAAGTCGTAGGCGCTACTCACGTTAGGTCAAACCTCTGCTGTTTCCAGTAACCGTCTCTGGGAAAATCTACGTTAGCTCTAGTGTTATACTTATTCAAACGGGTGAGGTAGACATCTCTGGCTTCTTTAGCTGCATCGCGCTCCAAGTTACCTCTTTGGTCTAGCAATTCGCGAACGTGAGGGTGTGTGTGGTACATCTCCCCCAACACCAGCTGGTCAGACAAGTGTGCGTGCTCTTGTTTTGACAGCGTTTCTTCCTCGGTAGAAGATATAAGTGCCCTACCAAGATGAGACTCTGCTCTTTCAGGTATTCCTACGCCGGGAGTGTCATGCAACGAAGCTTGAAGCCTAGTAGCCGCATACAGTGCTCGTTGAGTACCCCCGTAAAAATGTTGTGGAGTATACCCGGCACCACTGGCGTGATTACTTGCTATCTCCCTTCTTCGGGACTCACTTACCTCATGCAGGGCGGACTCTAACCTGGGGCGCTCAAACCTATCCGCAAAGCCTTCAGCAACCCCCTCTTGAATGGGGTCCGCAGCGTTGGTATTCCGGTGCCGTCCGTAAGCATTTTCGTCACTAACTTCTAATCCATGACCCATCTCATGGATTAAAGTTCGTTTAAGTTTTGGTGTTCCGGTTACAAAGTCGTCTTTACGGAAAGCCCCCGTGTTTAACGTCAAATCTCCGCCCAGGTAATTGGGAGTTTTCCCCTCGGGAGTTTCCTGGTCAATAACTCCACGAGGTTTTCTTTTCAATGCTCCCGTTACTCGATAATCTTCTTTAGAATTTGCGCTTACGTCAAACGAAGCTTTATTCAGAACATGAATAGGAATAGTAGTTTTTTTAAGCGCCTCAGTCAGTCCGTGCGTAATAGACTTTCGTGTTTCTGGGTCGTCCCAATACTCGGGAACAGAAGTTAGACGCAAAGTTCTGGCAGCAGCCTCCTCGTACTCCCCTTTAGCAAGAGAGGGGTCTTTAGACGTTCCTGTTCCCCAGTGAGGGTCAAACAGCATTCCTTGGTAAGAAACTCCAGGCGAATGCTCGCCTGTTCCCTCGGGTCTAAAGTTGTCCTTAGTATGAAACTTTAGTTCCCCATTCTCATCCTCATGAAAAGTATTCTCAAACTGTTTTCCATAAGGCATTATCGTTCACCAGGCATTCTGTAGTCGTTTTGCCATTCATCATTCTGACTTTGACGCAATGGAGACGCGCTGTGACGGAAGTCAATATAAGGCATAGAAGCAAGAGACTCAGCACTACCAGAGTATTGGGGAATCCGACTATTTATGTAGCCGTTTATTAATTCAGTTTGGCGGGTCATTGTTGGGGTTTCTTTTATCTTGGTGCTCCAAATTGTGGTGCATATCTAACGTTTCACTTTCGTGAAACTTAGCGCGGCAAAACGTGCACTTAAATCCTGGCTGACGGTCAATGTAGGTATCGCCGTTACCATCGGGGTCAGCCACACGTTTGGGGCCTTCTCCTACCTTGAGGATGTAGCGCCGTTTAGCGCTTTCTTCCCAACGCCTACGCTCGTAGTCCGTTTTAATGTAGCGCGGGGCACTGAATTGCCCGCCCTGGTGTTCCTTGGATACCACGAAAACTCCTCAAAGACTTTGTACCAGTTTACGCGACACGCAACCCCCACGTCTTTGCAACTTGTGCTACCCTAACCTCATGGATATGTACATTGGAACTAGCCAAGATTACGCCATAGGCGCGAAAGTGCCTTCTCAGTCGGTAGTATTTTACGATATGCAACTGGCACGAGAATACGCCCATGCAAAAGCAGAGGAACGGGGCGCTTTGTTTGGGAATGTTTATCGGATAGCATACGAACTTGATGAAAACCAGCTCTTTGTCGAGCGTCGCCCCACGCGTATCGAAGAGCATGTCGCCTGGTCCATTTAGGTGTTCCGGCACGACGACCCTGTTTACAAAGGGTTTCCTGATTTAAACTACAGAGATGTAAGGATTTCTATGAAGGAGGACACGTTGTCTAATTTTGTTCCGTCTGGGGCTACTCCAGCTCCTAAAAAGCCCATCGTTAGCCCAAAGAAAGGTCAACCTGTGACAAGAACTCGTAAATCAAATACGGGAGCGCAATCGCGCATTAACGCCGATAACATTTGGCTGTACCGTTTTATTGCTCTTGGCGTTATTGCTGGAGCTCTCGCCGCCTTTGCAACGTCATGGGCAGGTCTGCTTTACGTTGCCGAATGGCAAGCGCTTGCTCCTGAGTGGCAGTGGCTCACTCCCGTAATGATTGACATTCCCATTGTTGTTCTAAGCCTTGGCGCACTTGCAAAGCGTAGCCGTGGAGAGAACCAGTGGTGGTTCCTTGCTTTTGCCATTTTCCTAACTCTGCTCTCGTCGGTCGCAAACTTTGTCCACACGGTGGCAGTTCGTGGCCTTAATGACTACACTGATTGGACTGGAGCACTGTTGAACGCTCTTGCTCCCGCATTCGTGCTTTTGACTACAGAAGTTCTTGGAAGTTTGGTAACACGTCCAGTAAAGAAGGCTAAAAAGTAGCACTAGTTATCAAGAGGGGTAACGCATGAGTGATAAACCGACTATACGAATGCAATTGTTTTACTACCGCAACAGGTGGCAGTGGTTTTGGAAACCAGCTATTAAAAAGCAAGTTTCTAAAGCCACGCCCCGGTTGCCCAAGATGCCTAAAGTATCTGTGCACCCATCTGTAAGGTATTTCTTTAGTGATGTCTATTGTTACCGCCAAAAAATAACGGCGTTTATTTGGGCAACCGCGCTTATGTGTATTCCAGGAACTGTTTTAGCTCCTTTTGGTCCAGCAAACGCTGGGGACTACTCTGCGTCAAACCAAGAGGTTACAGCTAATTCGTGGGAAGCAACAATTCACCGTGATGGGTTGTACAAACCGCAACTTATCTATCCCGTTGGTAATGTCAAGATTGCCAGTCCGTATGGTTGGCGTACCGCTCCCTGCGCCAACTGCTCAAGCGACCATACCGGGACAGACTTTGAGGTACCCGCTGGAACTCCTGTTCGAGCTGCTATGTCCGGTACAGTTGTGTTTGCAGGTTGGAAGGGGAGCTACGGTTACCTTATGATGATTGATGCCGGTTATGGCTACGTTACGTACTACGCGCACATGATTGACGGGTCTATTCCTTCTAAGTTTGTGTTGGGAAGCCGTGTCAACATGGGAGACGTAATTGGGCTTGTGGGTTGTACCGGAGCGTGTACAGGGGCACATTTGCACTTTGGAATACAAGAAGAAGGGGTCTATGTAGACCCAATGCCACTACTTCAGAAGTACGCCTCCTGAATTGTTTGTCACACTAAAGGTATGAAACCTAACGACCACTTTAACCAAGGTGTGTCTGAGGCATTGCGCGAAGCGCAGAAACGGGCAAACACAGAGAAGCGGTCTATTAAAGTTGGCAACGTATGGGTAAACCCGTCCGTATCCGCTTTAGCTAAAAGGACTAAGGTGACAGAACGATTACCAGAAGTGTTTGACGATTTCCCCCGACGTATTGCACCTAGGAACGACTAGTCGTCTTCAGAGAGCTTATGCCCCAGGTCGTTCCAACATTCGCGGCATTTCCCCAGCCACAGTTCTCCTACGTCATCCTTGCAAGCGCTACAGGCTAACACTGTTCTCCAAATGGTTTTATACGGAATCTTTATACCGGGGGTGTGAATACCCATGATAACGCAAAGGCAAGAATTCGTCAGGTCGGTCTCTCGCCATTACGGCAACTCGGTGATGACCGTCTGTAAGGAATGAGCTCTGCAAGTCCATGCGGATAGGCTCTTCCCAGTTGTACCCCTTCTCAGCAATGTCTTTGGTCAAACCGCCAAATTCACCGTTCTTCCACTTAAAGCTCTCGGGTACATCAACCTCGTTGTCTGACTCAGCTGCTTTGCGAGCCATAAGAGCCTCGTCGCTCTCGTAAACGGGCTCTTTTCCTACCCAAGCTTTTTTACGACTATTCCACACCTTTGGTTTACCACCAACAATCCTGTGGTCCATCAATTTTGCATGACCCAAGATTTCGGGCGCTGTGGCAAAGAACGGGGGCGTAATAGACCCGTCTGAGTTCCTAGCAAAAAGTTGCTGAGAAACATTGGGGTTTAATTCTGGCTCAGGTGCGGGAGTAGGCTTAGCCTTCTTATCTTCGTACTTAGACCAGTTAATACCACCGAGAGCATTGGGGTCTTTTTTCTTACGAGCCATAAACTAAGTCTGACAGAATTAGTCGTCGTCTTCTTCGCTAAATTCCGAGACTACCCAGCCTGGGATGTCCATAATGCTCATGAGGACCGCTTCTGCCGCCTCTTGACTAAGACCGGCTTCTTCCAAGTGCGCCATTGCACCCTTCATCATCGCGGCATAGTCTGCAATCTCTTCGAGTGCTTCCATGAGCCGTGCGCGAGTCTCTTCACTGGACATCAGTAATCTCCGTAAGGGTACTTCTCTCCCCAACCTTTTTCATAAAGGTTTTTTTCGTGCTGGTGAATAGCTTGCGATTCAGAGTCGTCCTTGTGCGTCATGCCACTTTGCGTCATACGATTTAGGTGGTGCATGTGACTCATGCCTTCTTCAAGGTGGTGCATAGGGTCATCTACTGATGAACCATGAGAAACCCCGTGTGCAAACTGTGTTAAGTGAACATGGGCTAAGTCAGAGACTTCCCGAACCGCATCGTGCCGGTGCTCAGGCTCTGTAGCCAAAGCACGGGCTCTTAAAGTATTGAGGTGAGAAAGCGCGGCAACAAGAGGGCGATATACGGGGTGTACCTTTAGTTCATTCTCGCCCTCAGCCTGTTTACGAGAGACCTTTTCAATACGTGCTTGACGTTCCTGCTGCCACTCCAGCTCTCGAACGTTCTGCGGAGCATGTACCTCTTCTTGAGTCATACCCATTGCCTCAGCAAGCTCAGGGCGAATACGCGCCATCTGAACCATATCGGGGCTAGGACCGCTGTTCTCGTGCGGGTGCATCATCTCAATGTGCGCCTTACGACGGTCAGCCCTAGTAAAGGTAGCCTGACAGCCTGGGCTAACGCAACCAAAGCCATTCATGAATCCGGGCTTAGCTTTTTCGCCGCCCCATTCATCCATCTCAAAGTTTTCCATAAGTCAAGTATTCCTTAGTTTCAATTCTCATACCGGTCAATAACATCGCCCTTGGGATTGCCCCCCGTAAT